GGTGCAAGGTTTGTACTAATCAAACGAACTGATAGCACTGGCAATTGGTATGTTTTTGATACAGCTCGCGGCATTGTTTCCGGCAATGACTTTGCTTTCGCATTCAACTCAACCGCATCACAAATAAGTGGTGATTATATTGATCCTCTCCCTGCTGGCTTTACAATTAACGGATCTTACGCTCAATGGAACGAATCCGGCGGCACCTACATTTTTCTTGCTATTGCCTAGCGGCTAAACTGCCACCAACGCATTTACATAATGGAAATCCGCAACCGCTCTACAGGCGCTGTCACCACCGTCAGTCAGTTCAAAGCTGAGTACCCCAACACCAGCTTCCCAAAGCAGATCACAACAGAGGTCTTAAATAGCTTTGGCTATGACGCTGTTTTGAATGGAGCGGCGGCAACTGTTACTTCTCCTTATGGCGTCAGCATCCGTAGTGGTGTTGAAGAGATTGATGGGCAATGGTTTACCAAGTTCGTTGCCGGTCCTGTTTTTGCTGATACAACTGATGATGACGGCAACGTAACGACAGCAGCCGACAACGAAGTTGCATACAAGGCACGCATTGACGCCGAAGCCGCTAAATCAGTTCGTACACAGCGTGACAGGTTGATTGCTGAAACCGACTGGGTTGTTGTTATGGCAAAAGAGACTGGAACAAACATCCCAGCCGCGATGAAAACTTACAGGCAAGCGTTACGCGATTTGCCGTCAGCAGAGGGCTTCCCGCATACGATGACTTGGCCAACTAAGCCTTCATGATGCAAAGACCTGACCCAATGATCCCCTGCAAGCCAGGGGCAGAGGATTTAGTTGCGATGAATAATCGTATTGTCTGGCTCGACATGCTTTACAAGCTTGAAGGCCGCGACAGAACAGATCATCCAAAGCGTGGTCTTTACACCGGACTGCATAAGCGTCATTTCTCAACGTTCCCTGGAACGGATGACAACTGAAGAACACATTCAAAACCGTCCATTGACTAGGCCAGTTAATCTGGTTCAAGGAAACCTATCCTCTTCTCAAAATGATCAAGTCTTTTGTGATTTCTGCAGCCGCTACGGCAGTTGCATTGGCACCAGCGTCTGCCCTCGCTGGCCCTTACCTAAACCCAGAATTTAACGGTGCAACTGTTGGCGACGACTACTTAGGTGGTGCGCTGAATCTTGACGTTGGCTACGAAGGCGGCCAAGGCGCTTATTCCTGGTTTGTGCAAGGTGGTCCTGCCATCCTGATGCCAAACGGTTCAGAGAACGAAGTTGAGTTTGCCGGTAAATTCGGTGGTGCAGTTCAGGTTGCTGAAAGCGTTTCCGTTTACGGAGAACTCAGCGGCGTAACTGGCGACGAATTTAGCTGGGGTTCCAAGCTTGGCCTCAAGTATTCGTTCTGAGCTAGCATTTAGCCGGAAGAGCAACTGCACCTCCCTTGGTCTCACACAGCAAGGGAGGTTTTTCTTTGGAGCCTGATCATGCAAAAGGTTTTTAACCTGCTTGGCGTTCTGGGTTTTGTAATGTCTGGAACGATGGTTGTTGGATCGTTAGTTCTCTACACGCGCATCCCATCGCTGACGAAGTATTACATGAGTGAGCTAAAGCTTGAGCTAACGAAAGTGATAACTCAGATGGTGCCAGCCAAGCTCGATGACGTGATGCCTGAGTTGCCATCAGCAACAGGGCCAGCAATCGAAACGCCTAAATTACCGTTCTGATTCGGTGCCTGAAATACCTGAGATTGGTGTGGGGCGTGTTTACGTTCCAGAAATACCAACTTGGAGAGGCATTCCACCGCAAAGCATTCCACAAGAGCCACCAATTACGTTAATGCTGGGTTTTCCGGTTGCAGATATACCGGGTTGCGTTGAGACCAGGAGTACACAGCCCGGCAACGCAGACGCTTACACCAATGATCCAAAAGGGAACTTTGTTGTTTGTGATGGGACGATGCCCAGTTATGACGCGCTGGATTTTACGCCTGGCACGTTGACTTATGGGCCAGCTAAGCCACCAGCTGTTGAAGCACCAAAAGAAAAACCGGCTGAGTCGAAGCAACCGGCCAAGTCCCCTTCACCAGCAGCCTCCCAACTTGCTGGCGTTCCAAATGTAGACACGGAGTTGCCATGTCCGCCACCGGACGCAATACCTATTGGCGCTAAAAATAAGCTTCAGACTGCTGTGATCACCGGCTATGAGCGGATTGATGGAGAATGCAAAGCACAGCTCGACCCGTTGGACATACCAGCGATTCTCGGCAACCACTTACCTGGCACACCTGTTGTGGTCACGACTGCAACGATTGCGGCAGTGGCAACAACAGCAGCTATCTTCGCAAAACCGTTAGGCGATATTTTGCTGAAGGTGATCAAGCCTCTTGTCAAAAAGACGATCAAGAAAATTAAGGAGAAGCTGGGGAAGAAGGTTGTTGTTGAGTCGGCTTGGCAACGCCGGAAGTTTCAGCGGTCTTTAAAGAAGTAGGGATTGAATGTATGTGGGGCGGCAGGACGCCCGGAGGGTTAGTCAGGACAACATCAGCGCAGATTGACGCATAAGGGCTTTTGGGATGAAACATGATGCCTTCTTTCATTAAGCCAGCGCAATTTTTAAGCCTTGCGATTTCGTAGTTCAACCTTTTGTCTGCAAGTGTTGCGTCTAGAAGTGCCACCTGTTTTTCGGCGGCTTTTCGACAAGTTCGTACGTGATGACGATCCAGCGGTATCGAAATTGTGGCAGTGATGCCGCCGTTAATCGATAAGTTGGTTTTTTGCCCTGTTCTAATTGGCTTGTAAAAGAGGATATCGCCCGGATTATCTGGTCTGCCATCTGGGACAGGATTGCCTTCAGGGTCAAACGCGCCAACAACATCGATCGTGTCATATACAGGTTCGTTGTAGTGGCTTTCGTACGGTTGTGCCCAGCCTGTTGTTGTACTGATGAAAGGGTTAATGCTTAGCGTTGCACCTTGGCAGCTAATCCCACCGCCGTAAGTATTAGTAAACTGTCTTGCTGGCACGACCTGAACAGCTTGGTTGGTAACTGAGCCTGAGCTGTTTGCTACTGGAGCGGCAGTGCTTGAGACCTGTGCTTGTGCTGGAGCGGTTAGCAGCAAAAGCGTTGCGATAACTCGCTTCATTGACTAAAGGTGCTTGTCGTCTCTGTTAAAGATTCAATGTCTGTTTCTCTGTTAATCAGGGTGTGGTTTGTGAGCCCTGGCCCTTGAAGCGTTTCGACGAACTGAAATGATGCACCTTGGTTGACGATGTTCCAAGTAGGTTTGCTAGCAGGGTCAAGACCAGTCCAACGACTAGAAACACCATTGAGAGTGTTTGTTGTTGTGGTCAGACTAGCTGGGGCAATGCTGCCACCAATTGGGGCAATATTAGTTCCGCTTGCGCTGTACTCATAACCCGTTCTGTACTCGTATGAATTGATTACTTCAGTCACTTTTGTTTTGGTGCGTGTCGTGGAAGACAAAACACCTTGCTGAAAATTTGGCACTACAGGAATTGCTGCAGCTGGAGCAGCTAAAAGCAACAGCAGCAAGATTTTCATCGAATAGTTAACTCTTGAATGACTTGACCGATTGCAGTTGTACCAGCGCCACCAGCAGTAATCGCTAATGCGCCATCTGTTGCAATCGTTCCAGCCAAAGTGCCAGCTACACCGCCAGAGGTTGTGGTGTTGCTAGAAAAGATTGGCATAGCAGGCACTACACCAGCAGTAACAGTTGTTGAAAGGACGGTTGGAACGTCATCGCCTTCTATGTATGACTCTGAATACGAAAAGCTGTCACCAGCAGTAGTAATACTGTAAGCGCCAGGAGTGTACCCAAGAGCAGTGCCGGAAGTGAGTGTCCCCAAAGTAGGAGGAGTACCCAGAGTGACGTTAGAGCCAGATACCGCCATTGAAGACGGCAAACGCGTTGAGATTGATCCCGCACCATCAACAGTCAGAGAGATTGAAGATTTAATAGCGTGCGTAATGTCTGCCGAAGCAGGACTTATCGCAAAAAATGTTAGGCACGATACAAAGAGAAAACGTCTCATTTGGGTTTGGACGTAGAGGTCTGTTCCTTAATTGTAGGCTCTTCTTTTTTTGCTTTTTTGTTGCCACCAACAGCTAAGCCAAAGGATGCAGCCGTACCAGAAAGGATGGAAGCTGGATAGGTGGGATCAAGCGATTGCTTGAAGACGCCAAGGTAGTTTGCCGTCAGGATTGCCATTGCCCAACTAAGCAACACAACTTTGATGACATCTCCTAAACGTGAGTTGTCGTTTTCTTGCTCTTGCTTTGCCTGTTCTTCTGCCATGATGA